TTAATGCATCAGCATCCGCGCACATCATACCAGAGTATAAAAGTAGTTCAAACATGGGATGAACGCTCCGTTCCGCGACTTACTTGCGTCTCATGTGAATGTACCTTCACATTGACCTTCTACTTTTGACTTGAGATATCCTATCAGATTCCACTTAGACCGTTGGTCTAGATTGGGATCCATTTGGATTTCTACCCGTCTCTGTAAGAACCTTTCACACGACATGTGCCACCCGTAGGGGTTGTCGTCCGCATGATGGGCAAGGGTCAATGCCAGTAAGATACTGAGCATGAGATGAACGACAGGTCTATTATAGACCTCATGCCTTATTTAGTCAACTAGTTCTGTAACTTACGATACAGTTTTAAAAAACCTTAAGAACCCAAAAATACCTGGGATTTTTTTTCCCGAATATTTGGATTACTTTTTCGATTTTGATTTGGGTTCGTTGCCCCACATCTTTGGGTTGACTCTGCCTTCTGTCTGAGTCATGTTAACAAAGTCATGCCTGTAGTGGTCCCAGTAATGATCAAAGATATCAACCTGCTTTGCAGAGATAGCAATATCAAACTTAGTCAGACCATCGACAGTATACTCTACCATGTATGCAGTGTAGGGCAGAGACTTATCTTGAGCGAGCGTAGGATCGCAATCCTCGTGAATGATTTTGATCTTCAAACGCGATTACCCCAATCAACATCAGGATAGGCTTCTTTCACGACATTGTGCGTGATACGATACTTCTTGCTAAGGTCTTTGTCCTTGACTAGGCAAACAAGTTCTGCTTCATCAGGATGAAGAGACTCAAGCAATTCAATGAACAAGGATTCCCTGCGAGTACGCTTAAGACCATCATTACCACCCTTCACATAGTTGTAAAGAGTCCGATACTGACTGGCAAGTTTACTCTGACTGTCCACCGTGGGTGAGTCATTGGGAGTGTAAGGAACCTCTCCTTCAG